GCCGTCGCCGCCACGACCACCGGCGCCCCAAACCCGCACCAAAATCGGCACGGCAGCGTCGATGCCGCTAGGCAACGTCCAAGTAACTGTTCCGGCTTGTTGGAACACTTCAATCTGGTTGAAGCGGCCACCGCCGCCTCCACCGCTGTAAAGGCCCGAAAACAAAGTCATTAGGAGATCCTCCAACCGTTGGTAGCGCCCGAATAAACGAGCTTGAAGCCGACGTTGTTTTTGTCGAGGATTAGATCCTCGGCAGCACCAACAATCAACTTGCCATTTCTGGCGAACGTCACACTGTTTGAGGTGAGATCACCGGCGGTATGTGTGACTTGAACAAAATCCCCAACAGAGGGGGATGCAGGTAGCGTCACGGTGAACGCTCCGCTGCTGCTGTTAAGCAGCAAACGGTCGCCGGTGACGGCGGTGTAGGCGCTGCTCACTGCGCTCCAATTAGATTCACCTGTGGCCCAGACGTAACTAAGGCCATTGGAACTTATGTACTTGCCGGCATTGCCCACAGTCGTAGGCAACACGTAGTCACCGCCTTCCGCAAACAAGGTCCACTTGCCGGCAGTTAGGTCGTTTAGGAAGACCCCGGTGCTGGTGTGGGTCTGTACGCACACATAGCTGCTGACGCCTTGGTAGGCGATGTCGTCTAGCTGATAGCTGGTACTAGCCGCCCAGTTGCCGCGCCAGCGAACCCCACTGTTGTACTTTTCCCATTTGGCGGCAGCTAAGTCGGTGTCAAACGTGCTGGAGGCGTGGGCAATTAAGCACCGGTAGGTGCTGCCGCCGTAGTTGACGACATCGTTTGTCTGGTAAGCGGTGCTAGTCGCCCATGCACCGAGCGGGCGGATACCGCTTTGAAACACCTCCCAATACGTGGCGTTGGTAGGAACATTGCCAGTGGTGTCCCCAAGCGCACGATATAAATTGCCGCCGTAGGCAACAACATCGTTAAGCGCGTAGCTGGTGGCTGCGTTGTAAACGCCAGAAGGGTCAATGCCTTCAACAAACTTCTGCCAGTAGGAGGCGTTTGAGGGGGCGTTGCCCAGGGTGTCCTGCAGCGCCACATAGACACCACCGCCGTAGCTGACCAGATCGTTCTTCTGGTACTGAGCGCCGGCGCTGTAGTCACCCTCCCATTGCACACCGTCCGCGAATTGCGACCAGTAGGCGGCGTTGGGCGGAGTGTTGCCGGTGCTGTCTTGGATGCAGATGTAGACCTTGCCGCCGTGGGTAACGCCGTCGCCAATCTGATAAGACGTGGCAGAGGAGTACACACCTTGGAAACTGAAGCCCTCTACCATCAACGCCCAGTAGGTCGTATTGGTTGGCAGATTGCCAGAAGTCTTCAGGCCGTAGATGTAGACGTAGACGTTGCCGCCGTACTTGACTACATCGTTTGGCTCGTAGACCGCTGAGGAGGACCACTCCCCAACAAAGTGAAACCTGAGCTTCCCCAGGTCAATGAGCTGAGTCATAGCACCTCCATAAGTAAGTGGCCCTTGTCGCCCCACCGAAATGAGATGGTGTCCGCAGACCAGATCCAGTGCCTGTATGACACTGGGTCCACGACATTGTCTTGGGGTAATTCAACGACAGAAGTTCCGTCATTGATTATTTCGGCTGTAAGGTTGCCGTCCTGCGGGTTCAGTCGAAACCCGTAAAATGTTTTGTCGGCAAGGGCCGTGCCTTCGTAGAACCCCTGTGCGCTGCTAAACATCAGTCCACGTCCTCCAGTACGGAAACAAGGCAGTCAACGGAGCTGGGGGCCGCACTTCTTAGCGTTATCCGCTCCCCAGCAACAAGAACCACCTTCTTGCCACTTAGAAAATCAGTTGACTGCCCGCCCAATAGACGCGAATCCTGCGCAAGCAATACTTCGCTATCGTCGGCCTTTATCAGCGACACGGTGACAGGAAGCCCTGTTTTTGTCGTGTTGGTGACGACGCAGCCTATGGCAATCGTTTTCTTGCCAGCAGGGGTGGTGTAGACCGCTGTGGTGGTGGTGCCAACTGCTGTCTGAGTGGCATTTTTGAACTGGTAGGTGGCCATGGCTATCCGAGCGCAATGGCCAGCGCAACGCTGGTCGACATGCTCACGCCGCCCTCGCTACCTCCACCGCCCCCGCTACTGGCGCCGATCTCAACGATGCTTTCGACGCCGTCTGCTGACCTCTTGGTGTAGAGCTTGGCGTCGTAGGTGTTCAGCGCTAGGGAACCGAGCGGGATGTCGCTGGTGGTCGGCACCTTGCCGGCGACAGCGCTCCGTTTGAGGAGGATCGTGTTTGCCATGTGGCGTCCTTGGGCGGCTATTTAGCCGGACGCAACTAAGTTGCCGAACTCCTAGAAAGTGCCGCCGTCGATGGTTGCGCTGGGGCTCAGGTAGTCGGTGCCGTCGACCGCAGCAGTGAAGGCGCTTGTGCCGTTGCCCTTCAGCAGGCCGGTTAGCGATGTTGCGCCGGTGCCGCCCTGCGCCACAGCAACTGTCGTGAAGCCGGCGCCCAGCGATCCGCTGGTGAGGGTGCCCACGCTGGTGAGGGAGCTGGCGGTGATGCCGCTTCCCAGCGTGTTGCTATTCAGCACCGAAGTGCCGTTGATGTAATACGCCTTGCCGCTGGCGATGTTGACGTGCTCGCTGGAGGTCCAGGCGTCGGTGGCGTCAACCCAGTTGAACGTCTTGTCGGAGGTGCCTTTGATCGTGAGGCCCGCACCATCTGCTGTGACATCGCTGGGGCTGGCCACGTTGGCCAACACGATGTTCTTATCGGCAACTACCACCTCTGTTGAAGACAGAGTGGTCGTCGTGCCCTGCACGGTCAGGTTCCCTGTGATGACGGCATTGCCGCCGACGTTCAGGTTGCCCGTGATCTGCGTGTTATCTGGCAGCCCGAAGGTGAAGGTGCCGGTGCTGGCGTTGGTGCTGACTTCAATCTCACCGGCGGTGCCCTGGAAGGTGACGGTGCCGCCCAACCCGCCAGACACGCTCGTAACTGTGGTTGATCCACCTAAAGGCGTTGCAACACCGTTGATGGTGATGCTGCTGTTGCTAAGAGCGCTGTTGGGAATGCTCGCCAGCGCAATCTGGCCTGTCGTGCTGTTGTAGGTGAGGCCGGTGGCGGTATTGACGCTGATGGCGCCTCGGGCGCGGGCGTCGGTGTAATAGAGGTTGGCGCCTTCGCTTACGTCGCCGGTGTCAAGGCCGGTGATCGTGGCGCTGCCAAAGGCGACTGTGCCCGTAAAGGTCTTGTTGCCGCTGATCGTCTGGGCGGTGTCCAGCGTGGTGTAGGCGCCGGGGCCGCCAATGGCCACGATGCTGGTGGCACTACCACCGACGCCGCCAGTACCGACCCCGACAAACAGCTTGCTGGACTGTTCAGAGAACGCCAGCTCCGCGTTGGCGAGGGCCGTTGGTGCCGCAGTTGTCGTGCTGCGCTTAATACGGATCGTGTTAGCCACTGGGCGCCAGGCGGGTCTTTACACCTAGATTTCCCCCTCAGAACGCACCGCCGTCCGTAAGCGTCAGCACGGTCTGGATGTCGTCTCCTCGCCACATGCCGCTAGCAGCGTCGTAGTAAAGAACGCTCTTATCAACTACTGCGCTGGTGTCGACATTCGGGATGTCGCCAAACTCCCCAACCGGAGAGCTGGGGCCTTGTGGCCCCACGGTGACGACCTCAACGACCTCCCTAGTGGGCTCCGCAACAACGACCGTGCCTGCGTCGTTGATCTCGACGGTTGCAATCGCGGTGGGGTCGATGTTGACGGTCATGTCTTACGCCGGTGCGGTGTAGCCCTCGCTGGGGCGGACGATGCCCTCCAGGTAATACTCGCGAAGACCGTCGCCGTTGATCACCATCACGTCGTAACGGCACTCGGTCGGTAGCGTCGCGGTGACGGTGTAGGGCAGCGTGAGCGTTACGGCCCCAGCGCTGGCGTCAGTCACTGTCACCGTGAAGTCGCCGTACTTGGTCGTGCGGCCCTTGTCCCACACTTGGGCCAGCACCTGCCAGCCGGTAAGAGTGATCGGAGTGCCGGTGCTGTCCTTCAGCACGAGCTGGAGCACGAAGTCGGCTCGGCGCTGGGGGCGGATGTTGTGGACTGCGGGTTTCATGCTGCCGCCTCCTCAGCGAGTGGGTTGAACTGGAGCGTGATGCGCATCTGGTCCTGGGGGCCGAGGCCAGGTGGGACACGCAATGCCCGCACCTCGGCAGTCACTGCACCCTCAAACCCACGCACCACCTTCTGCGCTAACTCGCCCAGCTCCTTGCCGTCCCAACTGACGAGGTACAGCGTGTAGCGGCGGAAGGCTGGGCCTGGGGCGTATTGGCGGATCAGCGACAACTCGGGCTGCTTCTCAATCACGCACTCCAGCCCGCTCACCTTGGTTTGGGCGGGGGTGAGTTCGCCGGCGGCGCGGACGCTGATCGCTGGTGTCTCGATGCCGTTCGCCAGCGTGTAGACGCCCAGGTCGTCCGCCAGCAGCGTCTCAAGCGATTCGCGCAGGGTGAGCAGATCCATGGCCTAAGTTGCCCCCAAAAGCAAGTGCCCGGCTTCGATCCAGCCCGCTGCTGCATCGCCCCGGCGCGGGAGCCGTACCTCGTAGGTCATCAGCCGGCGGTCGATGTCGCGCAACACCACGGGGCCGTGGATGAAGTCCGCTACGCACACCAGCCCCCGGATGTTTGCGCCCTCCCAGCTGGGTGCCACCACCCAGACATTGCGGTCGTCGGACACAAGGGCGCGGACTTCTGGTGTGGGGGCGCCTTTGGGCACGGATTGCACCGCATCGTTCCAACACGACAGCAGCAGGGGGTGCAGAGCGCCTTCGGCCTGGAGTGCAATCAACGCAGCGCCGGTGGGTGGGCTCAGCCGCGCTTCCGTCTCCTCGCGGCGCTTGAACACCGTGAAGTCGTCGGGCGCGAATGGCTTGCTCTTGCTGTCGCGGTTGGCGTTGGCGAACAGCGCCTGGAAACAGGCGATGGGCAGTTCGGCGCGACGCAGCTCTTCAAGCTGGATGCGTTGCAGGTGCTCCCAGCTGATCAGCACCGCCCGGCGCAGCTCTAGGTGGAAGCTTCCTCGGTCGTATTGGCCGGGGTAGTAG